CGATTCGGCCTCTATTGTAGCTAAGAACCAGCTGGCCTTGCTTGCTGATACTGGCGAGATGATGATCCGTTCTGGTCAGAAGCTATCGATGGAAGCGGTGACTGGTGATATTGTAATTCAAACTCTAACAGGTAAATTTTCAGCAAAAGGTTTAACGTCTTATATTACAGGCAGCACATTTTTGGCTATGAAGAGTTCAGGCGCGGTCGATATTACCAGCACAGGTTTGATGCAAGTTAAAGCTGGCGGCGCCCTATTGATGGGTGCTACAGGTGCTATAGGTATAACTGGCGGTGCGGCTGTAGGTGTTTCCGCGGTGGGTGAAGTTGGTATTGATGCTGGTGCTGCGGTTGGTATTGCGGCCGTTGGTGCAGTTGGTATCGAATCGGCTTCAATAGGTTTGAACGCCTCACTCATTGCCTCACTCGGTATTATCGAACAAAATGGTCCTGTGGTTGTTGCAGTACCACCTACACCACCTGCACCAGTAATTCCTATTGTTTGGCTTGCACCAGATCCTACCAATCCAAAACTAGAATTTACCGTAAGTAGTGCCGAAACAGCCGACACTGTGGACGTATAAGGATAAATAAGTTTATGGCAGTTACAATAGCAAGACAACCAGACTACTCAGACCTTGACCTTGATTTCATGGCGCATCCAACCACGGGTGACATTGTGAAGAAGAAAGGTGTTGATGCTATCAAGCGTTCACTCAGAAACCTTATTCTGACCAACTTCTATGATAGGCCTTTTAATCATAGCATTGGTTCAGGTGCTCAAAGATTACTGTTCATGAATGCTGACCAGCTAACAGCTAATTTTTTGACAGATGCTATTCGAGAAGTTATCAAAAAATTTGAACCTCGTATAATTTTGTTAGGACTAGATGTGACGTTTGATTATGACAACAATGGTTATGCTGTTACCATCACTTACTCAATGGTCAATAGACCTGAACCACTGATTACAACAATTTTTCTGGAAAGAATTCGATAAATGGCAGTTACATCTAATACAGCCCTGAGAATTACAGAGCTGGACTTCGACAGTATCAAGACCAATCTGAAGAATTATCTCAGAAGTCAATCTGAGTTTCAAGACTATGACTTCGAAGGGTCTGGTATGTCGGTACTGCTCGACGTTCTGGCCTATAATACTCACTATATGTCATACTACCTGAACATGGTTGGTAATGAGATGTTCATGGATACTGCACAGCTTCGTTCATCTATTCTTTCTCATGCTAAGAACATTAACTATTTGCCTGGTTCAAAACGTGGTGCGCTGGCAGTTGTCAATCTACTTGTCACACCATCAGGCAGCGAGAACAATACGACCACATCTCTTACACTGAGCAAGTACTCAAATTTCCTTGGTGAAGATATCGATGGCATCAACTACAACTTCGTAACAACTAGTTCAGCAACGTCTGTAAAGGCTAACGGTAAATTTTCATTTTCTAATGTGACGATTCAGCAAGGGCAGACAGTCTCTCTTCAATACTTAATGGATCCAACAAACACTAAACGTCGCTTCAAGATATCTTCTGCGAACGTAGATACGAACACTATCGAAGTTCGAGTACAGGAATCTTCATCAAACACCGATTATATTACTTACAATAAATCAAACAACATTGTTGATATCGGTTCAAACTCTACCGTATACTTCATTGAAGAGAGTGATGATCTAAATTACAGCGTCTACTTTGGTGATGGCGTAATTGGTAAGTCTCCTAAAAACGGAAACATCATCACAGTCACATACCTTGATACAGCAGGCACACAAGCAAATAATATATCTAAGTTCACATCTAAAGACAGAATTGCTGGGCTATACAGAGATAATGTGGCCGTGACTACTGTTACATCATCATACGGTGGTATCGAGAAAGAAACAATCGAACAGGTAAGATTCCGCTCACCATACGCATACTCTACACAAAATAGAGCGGTCACAGCCGGAGACTATGAAACACTTCTACTCAAAGATTTTCCAAACATCGAAGCAGTTTCCGTATGGGGTGGCGAAGACAACGATCCAGTCGTATATGGTAAAATATATGCTGCAATTAAGACGAAGCAAAATTATGCGCTGTCAAATGCTGATAAAGAATACATCAAGAAAGAATTGGTCAAGAATAGAAACGTAGTAACCGTCACCCCTGAAATTGTAGACCCTGAGTATACCTATATCAGAGTTGTAGGTAAAGTAAACTATAATCCAGCAGCAACGACACTATCCGACAACCAACTCAGAGAGCTTGTCAAGGCCGCTATCTATGATTATAATGATAATGAGCTATCAAACTTCAATGCTATATTTCGTAAATCGAAGCTTCAGGCCTACATGGAAGCAGCAGACAAAGCTATTACAGGTTCTGATATCACAATTTATATCCAGAAGCGCGTCATTCTCTCCACTTCAGTTGCAAAGAGATATGAAATAAATTACAGTATGCCTCTTCGCAAAGGTAATTTCTCTGACCGAATCTATTCGTTTCCTGAGATATACACCTATGATGCTAATGGTATTGAGAGAACAGCCCTCTTCGAAGAAGTCTTGGACGCTCTCAGCGGTATCAATTCATTTCAGGTTGTCAATGCTGGTTACGGCTATGAAACTGCACCTACTGTTACCATAGTAGGTGACGGTTCTGGTGCTAGTGCGGTTGCTAAGATTTCAAATGGTAAGGTATCTACTATCGAGATTATATCAAAAGGTTCTGACTACACTAAGGCCACTATAGAGTTAAGCGGCGGCGGTGGAACTGGTGCTACAGCAATTGCTCTACTTGAGAATGATTATGGTACTATCAGAACCTTCTACTATAAGTCAACAGGTGAAAAAGTTCCGATCACATCGATTGCAGGTACCATCAAGTACTCAACAGGGCAGATGATATTGAACACTCTCGCAACAAGTGGTGCTATTGAGAATGATTTCTATCCAACCGATCTAATCACCTTTTTTGCACCTTCTGGTAAAGAGATTATACCGCCACTTAGAAACAGAATACTCATCATCGATGATGCCGATGCCAAAAGCATTCAGCTAGATATGGTCGCCGAATCCTAATGACAACCAACAACAAGATATCGAATCTAATAAGTTCTCAGGTACCTTTCTTTGTAAGGAATGACCACCCACAATTCATGCTTTTCTTAGAGGCCTATTACGAGTTTTTAGAACAAGAAGGGCAGGTTATTGAAGGTATCAAGAACGTAAGAAACTACTATGATATTGACAATACTATAGATCAGTTTGCTGAAAAGCTATATGATACTTACCTAAAGTTATTTCCTAAAAATTTGAATACTGATAGAACTCTCTTGCTGAAACATGCTAAAGAGTTCTACATATCTCGTGGTACTGAGAAGTCTATTAAATTTCTGATGAACGTACTCTTTCGAGAAGAAGAGCTACAGTTCTACTATCCAAAAAATGACATACTCAGAGCTTCTGATGGTAAGTGGTATGTGCAGAAATCTTTGAAAATTGAAGACGTATATATCAATGCGGTTGCTAACACAGAATTCTTCGGGTTAGAAAAGTTCGTCAGCACAAGATTGACAGGTAATACTTCTGGTGCTACGGCCGTTGTCGAAAGAGTAGACAGATTCTACGAAGGTGGAACAGAAGTACAAGAACTAGTTATCAGCGACATTCGCGGCACCTTCAGAAACGGTGAACAAGTTTTTTCACTATTTACCGAGAATGATTCTACTAAGTCGGCAACAGCAAATGTTTTTGGCGGAATTTTAAATACGATTCGAATTGATGAACCAGGAACAAGTTATAACGTAGGTGATCCTGTCATCGTTGAAAGTAGTAGCGGAACAGGTGCGAACGTACAAGTAGCAAGAGTGAGTAGCGGTAACATCGCATCTATCACCGTACTAGAAGGTGGTGCTGGGTATCAGAACAATGACTATTTGCTCATTGCAGGTGGTGGTGGATCTGGTGCTAATGGTTATATTTCTGCTGTTGTTCCTGATGGTAAGGTACATCCAAATACCTATAACATCTATTACAGCTCAATCTCACTTGAAGCTAATACAGCGATAAGCAATACGATTTATTCGAACCTTGTGCCTTCTATTACAGACCCAGCTAACAGTTGGATTGCAAATTCTCTATCATCATTCGTCTATGGTAATACTGGCCCTTCAAAAGCTATCGTCATTAACACCAGAGGTTCTGGATACACATCAATTCCATCAATCACAGTTCTAGCCAATAATCGTATTCGAGAACTCGGTGTGCTTGGGCGTATGATTATCGATAATGGTGGGCTTGGATATCAAGTTAACGACACTATTGAGTTTAACAATATACCCTTAGGTTTTGGTACTGGTGCGGCCGCCAACGTGACAAATGTGGCCGCTAACGGTATGATTACAGAAGTTAGATTTAAAAAAGTACCTGGGCATATCATCGGTGGTTCTGGTTATGATATTGACCGTTTACCACTAGCAAATGTTATCTCTGCAAATGCAAATGCTTACGGAGCAAGTATTACTGTTACCGAACTTTTAGGCACTGGCGGTATCTATCTAACCTCGAACACCACACTCGGTGCTATCGAAAGAATTGTTATTCTTAATAGAGGTTCAGGTTATTTGTCACCACCTACACTAAACTTGAGATCGTATGGTGACGGTACTGCAAAAGCCAATGCCACAATCATCGAAGGTGTATATACATATCCAGGTAGATATTTGAACGATGACGGTATGTTGAGTACATCTAACTATCTGCAAGACCGTGACTATTACCAAGAGTTCTCATATGTACTCAAGCTGAGATCATCTATCGACAATTATAGACAGGCTTTGAAGGATCTAGTGCATCCTGCTGGTATGAAGATGTTTGGTGAATACCTTGTCGAAGATAATGCTGAGACTTATGAGCATTCTGCAAATGTGGTAATTACGAGTTACACTACAAGAGCGAAGACTCGATATACGATTGCCAACAATGTGATAATCAACTACACCTCACACGGATTTACCAATGCAGATTCGGTGTATGTCGAGTTTATATCTGGTAACATTGCTAACTATGCTGCGAATGTTGCCGGCTATACACCTAACAGCATCTACCGAGTGGCTAATGTCATCAATAGCAATGCGTTTACCATTTACTCAGGCAAGTATCTGCCAGGTTCTATCAATGTGAAAACTTTTGTGGCCGAGACTGGGCTTTCTGACATCTATATGAAAGAAGATGGTCGACATCTATTCTTGATAGGCACAACAACTGATACGGTATATGATTTCAAGCTATCGAGACAATATGATATCACAACTGCCTCATTAGATAAGAGAAGCTCAACTATAACTTCAACCGAAGGTAGCCCATCTGGGCTTACATTCAAACCAGACGGCACAATCATGTATATTTGTGGTACTGGTAAGCATCGCATTATTCAGTATAACATGTCAGAAGCATGGAATGTCAATTCAGCAGCTATTGGTTTATCATTCAACGTAGAAAGCGTATTGAATGTAACCAATCCACAGTCTGTACATGTGAGTCGTGATGGAAATTATATGTACTTCATGGACACTGGCGTCGATATTATGTATCAGTTACAGCTTACAGAGGCTTGGAACGTCAACACCGCCTCTTACTTGACGCAGAAATATCTTGGTACATATGACGGTACTTTCACTGGCGTATACTTCAATGCAAACGGCTCAAGCATGTATCTTGGCGGGCAAGGTAATAATAGAATCAAAGAATTTAGATTGTCTACTTCATGGAATGTAAACACAGCCACAATCTATGCTAACAGTAGCTCTTTCAATGCCTTCTCACCGGCTATGGCCGGTATCACTTTTGCCAACAACGGTTCAATGGTATATCTAACAGATGCTACATATGATCTGATCCATCAGCTACCTATGAGAGAAGCATGGAACGTCAATACGGCCTTCAATGGTACAACTACCACAGGTAATGTCCTGATTGGTAGGGTCGTATAAATATAAAGAATCAGAGGATTAAATGAGTTCATCAGCAACATTCACAAATATGCGAGTATATGCCGCAGATCAGTTTAGACTTGCACCTTCAAGAACGGTAGCAAATACTAGTCTCTATATGACTTTTGGTAAAGTTACTTCATGGGCTAACGATTCAAATCCTGACATTGCAAACACATCAGTAGCTACAGTAAATCAAATCTGGCAGAATATGATAGGCGGAAAAAGACTTTTTTCTGGTGACATTGTTCATGTTATTCCTCGATTTGATTGGGCTGCAAATACAAAGTACATTGCTTACGACCATACAAACAGCAATCTGTATGATGGTAACACTCAATTTTATATTTTGACAAGTGAGTATAATGTCTATAAGTGTATATCAAATGCAAATAGTTCGTTCTCAACTGTAGAACCAACAGCTATCAATCCGGCCGCGTTCTCTGAAACGTCTGACGGTTATGTTTGGAAATATATGTATAGTGTTTCTGATGGTGACCAATTAAGATTTACCACTTCACAGTATACGCCTGTAAGAGCATTGACTTCTGACGACGGCTCATTGCAATGGCAAGTTCAAAATCAGGCCATCGAAGGGCAAATAGATTCTATTCTACTCACAAATGGTGGGCGTAATTTTACAGACCCTGCAAACGTATCTGTAACTATTGCTGGTGATGGAGAATCCGCTTCAGCCTCAGCAACAGTAAATACGGTATCAAATACCATATCTAGCATAACAGTGAATGATTATGGTTTTGGTTATAGCTATGCGACCGTCTCTATATCAGGTGGCGGTGGAGCAGATGCAACAGCAAGAGCCATAATCTCACCTTCAGGTGGGCACGGAAGTGATCCAATATATGAGCTGGGTGCTTCGTATGCTATGGTCAATGGATCGCTCAGAAATACTGAGCAAGGAGTTTTTGACATATCGAACGACTATAGACAGATCGCTCTTCTTATAGATCCAAAGAAAACTGACAGCAATGTGTCCACCAATCTGACGTTTGCACAAACTCATACAATATCTACCATAGGATCTGGTGATTATGACCTAGACGAGATTGTATATCAGGGCGGTAGCTTTGATACATCATTCTTCAATGGTAAAATTGTTTCTTGGGACTCTACAAACGGCGTGGTTAAACTGATAAATACAACAGGATCACCAACCTCACAGTCTCTTGTAGGCGCTAACAGTTCTACAGCAAGGTTCGTAACCAACATCATTGAACCAGAACTTATGAGATACTCCGGGCAGATACTCTACGTCAACAACATTTTACCAATTACGAGAGCGGCCGATCAGACCGAAGATTTCAAGATCGTCATCAAGTTTTAAAGAGAGCAATAAGAAATGACTTTTGAAGCAAATACGAGTACTCTTAGAACAGACTTTAACGTAACACCTTACTACGATGACTTCGATAAGACGAAGAACTTCCATCGTATTCTTTTCCGCCCAGGTTATGCTGTTCAGGCCAGAGAACTCACTCAAGTACAGTCGATGCTTCAGCATCAGATCGATAGCTTTGGTAAACATGTTTTTCGTGAAGGTAGTATCGTTCTTCCTGGTGCATTCACACTGGAGTGTGCTACAACAGGTAATCCAATCTGGTATGTCAAGGTTAAAGATACCGACTCTAGCAACAATGAAGTCAACCTCTCACTATTCCAAAACAAGATTATAACAGGTAACACTTCAGGTATTACAGCGTATGTTGAAATTATCGAAGACGGTGTAGAAACCACATCTGACACAAAAACATTGATGATTAACTACACCAATGTTTCTAATGCAAACTCTCAAGTTAAAACATTCCAAGCCGGTGAAACTCTGTACGCAGAAGATGTTGGTACACTGGTTGTTCTCAACACTGATCCTACTGGTAAAGGTTCTATCTTCTCAATCGAAGATGGTGTTTTCTTTGCTAAAGAACATTTCATTTCATTCTCAGGTCAGAAAACAATTCTGAGCAAGTACAGCGATACGCCAACCTGTAAGGTTGGTTTCCTTGTTGGTGAAGATATTATCCGCAGTTCAGATGACACATCTCTTCTTGATCCTGCTCAAGAGGCCTCTAACTACTCAGCACCTGGTGCAGATAGATTCAAACTTGATCCTGTGCTGACTGTTGTGGATATCAATGATGATATTGGCCCACCAGACTTCGTAACCCTATTCACAATCAAAGACGGTATTATCCAGACGACATTTGAGCGTTCACAGTATAATATCCTTCGCAGCGAACTAGCTAAGAGAACATTCGATGAGTCTGGTGACTATTATGTGACCGGTATGAACATTCGTATTCGTGAACATCTTGACATCGCTAATAATGGCGGATTGCTAACATCTGCGGCTAATGGTAACACATCGTTGCTTTCTATTGGTGTTGAACCAGGGCTGGCATATGTTAAAGGTTTCGAGGTTGGCCCACTAACAACTACATTCCTTGAAGTTGATAAGTCAGCAGACTATAACTATGTGAACTCTCAGCTTTCTTCAGCTACTATGGGTTCATATGTCACCGTTAAAGAAGCTGTAGGATCACCAACTCTCGACCAAGGGTTGACAATTCAACTTTATGATAAGGCTCAGGCCAGACTATCTAATACACTCTTTTCAACAGGCGCCCAAACCGGTAACAATATCGGTTCAGCTATACTCAAGACAATCGAGTACAATTCAGGAACTCTTGGTACACCAACAGGTAAGCTAGATGTTTATCTGCTAGATATCAAGATGAATGGAACAAACTCATTCTCTAGCGTAAAGAGCTTGTATTATAATGATGCTACCTTGGCCGATTTTGGTGCTGACATTGTTCTCAGCAGTTCAAACACAGCAGTTCTACAAGAAGCATCTCTAACACCACTACTATACTATGTTGGTTCTAATAGCGTTCGTAAGATAAAAGATAGCTCAGATACATCAAATGATACTACATTCACATTCAAGAAAACTGCTAGTGGGCTATCAATAGCTTCAGCCGGTACACTTACTATTCCTTATAGCATTACAAACGAAGTTACTCCTTATGGTATTTCTGCTGCACTTTCTGCAACACAAAAACGTGAAATAACACTATCTTTTGATGCCAGTATCAATGTTCGAGTTGGTGGTACCGCATCTAATACTGGTAAAACTCTAACAGGTACAGGTACTGCATATGATACCGTTCTCAATGTTGGTGATAAGCTAGAAATCTCTGGTGTGGCTGGTACATACTTTATCGAAAGCATTGCAAGTTCATCATCTCTTAACCTCACTTCGGTACCAGCATCTACCGTTTCATCAGCAACTCTGTTCAAGGCCTACAAGACTGGTGATATCATCGACCTTACAACAAAAGGTAATACTGGTGTAACCCGTGCCGTATCTTCTACATCAACATCTCTTGCTATCGACCTTAAAGAGAGTTATGGAACTACAGTAGCCGCTACAGTTACTTCAAGAGTATCTAGAACAGCAGCTAGCCAGAGCAACAAGCTTCTCAGAAAGTCTCGCTATGTAATCATCAATTGTGCTACAGCTGGCATTTCTGGCCCATTCACACTTGGCTTCTCAGATGTCTACAAGATTAACAATATTGTGAAGAAGACTGGTTCTGCGCCAGCATCTCTAGTAGACGGCACCGATATAACTTCATCATTCAAAGTTGATAGTGGGCAGAGAGATGGGCACTATGATCTCGGCACCATAACTCCAAATGTAACTCTTGGTGCGACAGATTACTTGCTCGTAAACCTAGACTATTTCTATCCAGACTTCACTGCCGGTGTTGGTTACTTCTCTGTGGATTCATATCCAATCGATGATACTGGTGTTGCATCAAATACCATCAAGACTGAAAATATCCCAGTCTATAAATCACCTACATCAGGGCAGCAATATGACCTGAGAAACCATGTTGATTTCAGACCTGTGAAAACAATCACAGCATCCGATTCTACAACAGTTGGTGGCGCAACAACAAATCCTTTGGTCTCAACAACATTCTACTATTCTGGTAGCGGTTTGAGAATACCTGCTTCAGGTAGCACAATCACATATGACTATTCATATTACCTATCAAGAAGAGATATGGTAGTTGTTGACCAAGACGGAAACTTCTCAACAATTCGTGGTGTGCCTTCA